AGGATCTTTTTTAAGATTCTTTAATACTATTTTAACAATTTCATCATATGTTTTTGTTGGAAAGCATTCATGTTCAATAGTAATACCATCTATTAATTCATTAAGATTATCATCTTCAGCTTCACTAAATTTAGAATATTCTTGTTTACCGCTATCATTTACTGATTTAACTTCAAATAATTCGTTTATAAGATCTGTTATGTTAGGATCTGTATCAGCATACATAGCTTTTTCTTTTTCAGCTTTTAATTTTTCAATTTTAGCTTTAATATCATCAATTTTATCAGATACAATTTCAGGATCTTGTTGTGAACTAGAATTCATTAATGCTTGAATTTCAGCTCTTAAATCAGCAATTTCTTCAGCTTTAGATTGTTTATTTTCATCTTGAGCAGCTTGAGAAAGTACTTCACTTTCTTTAATTACAGTTTCAGATATAATACCCTTATTTTTAAGGATTTTAACTGCATCACCAAATGATGTTGTATTAGTAACTTGAGGCATACTCATACGTAAGTTACGCATGAAATTGAATTGTGACATTCTACCTTCTTGTAAATCGCGATATTGATTTGCTATACTTTTCATTTTATATATTTTATCTTCCTTGACCTCTGTACGCTTTAGGGCGTGGAGTATGTTTGTTATATGATTTTTGTTGAGAACCGGGTCCTTGTTTTCTTTTACCAAATGTTTGTTTGGTAGAAGAAGCTGCTTTAGCTTTTGCCATTATTGCTTAAGATTATTGATTTTATTGTTTAAACGACTTACCATTTCAGCAATACTATGCACTGCTTTTTCTGTTCTACCCCAATAAGCACCACCATCGTTTTCACTTAATTCTTGCTTCATACGAGTAGTGTATTCAACAATACGATCAATCTCACTTAATTTACGTTTTACCTCACGCATTGCCTTATGTAGTTGTTCAGCTTTAGTTCTGAATTTAACTTCTTTTTTGAATTGTTTATAAGTGGCTTCACTTAACAATTCTTGTTTAATTATGTCTTGAATATCCATATTTTCTTTATAAAGTTTGTATGTTGGTTTTTTACCAAAAAATGATTTATAGTCATATACTTTAGAATCACTTGGCATTCCGGTAGGTGCTTTTTTCATTCCCTCTCTTCCAGCTTCTTCAGTTGCACCGTTTGTTTTTTGTCCTTTTTTAGAGAACGCATATGGTGTAGAATAACCACCAGCATCACCTGATGTAGATTCTTCATCTAAAATATCGCGTACTAGTTGCTTAATAAATTCTTTTAAATCCATTATTTAATTGCTTTTAATTCAGCTATTAATTGGTGATATTGTAAAAGTGAAATTATATTTTCGTCTTTTACATTTTGATTTTTATCTAAAGGATGTAAAAAACTAGCTATTTCAGTTAATTTGATTTGAACTGTTTTATCTTCTACATTAGGAATTAATTCAGTCAATGACTTATTAATTGTAGCAAATTGTTCATTAACAAATTCTCTCAATTTAACAGTATTAGTAACATTATTAATGTATTCTTTTAATACTGATTTTTGTGATTGAGATAATGTTGAATATTTTTCGTTAAATTTCTCTAATAACATTTTGTATGCTAAAATACGTGTACCAGTATCCATTTTACCATATTCTTCTAACACGCGATCTTTAACCTCTTCTACATTAACTTCTTTACGAGTAATATGTTCAAGTAATGTTACTTTGTTATCTATAACTTGAGAAGGCTCAATGAATTCTAATGATCCATGAGCTTCAATTAAATTAGATACAGCAGCGTATTGTGAATAGTTACTGATTTTTGCCTTAAAAAATACTTCGATATCATAATGATCACGAATTTCTTTAATAAGGTTATATTTTTCTTTACGTAACGCTGTTCTATTCAAACGGGAAGAAATTTCAAGTACTGAATTGATTAATGATTCGGCTTTACCTTCTGTTAATGCTTTACTTGTAATTAATGCTTGATATAATTTATGTTCTTTAGTTAATTCGGTTTTACCAAAATATTTTTTAACAATGTTAATCGCTGCAGAATCTTTACCTGATACTGTATCTGATGCTATTTGACGCACCAGTAATTCGAATAAGATACCAGTATTTTTATATTTGCTGTGTTTTATTTTCATAAGTGTATAGTATGCACTACCTATAAATATGTAATTATTATATGCCCTTAATATTATTTTCGTTAAGTAGTGACGGTTCTTGATCAGGTCCAAATACGATTTCCTTACGTATGTTTTTAGGTATAGAATCTATTAAACCTTTATTTTTAAGTACTTCAGCTATTGCTATTGGTGAACCACCTTTTGGTGTACCACTACCTTCACCATTACTATTAGGGACGTTTAATGCACCGTTTTCACCTTTACCAATTCTATCTTTACCTAATGGATCTCTTTGTGTACCAACAATAGATGCTTTTTCTTGAGGACGACCAATTGGACGCTTTTCATCGTATCCACCTGGCACTTCTCCGTTAGTTCCCATTCTGCCTTTACCATATAGTGAAGCTAAGTCATGTGGTGTACCATATGATTTACCAGTTTTAGCTGGATCATTACCTTCATTTTCAATTTGTGCCTGACGGAATGTACGTTTTTTATCTTCAAGTACTAAGTCACGATATTCATCATATTGGTCTTCACTAAATTGGAACACATTATCGTAAATCCAATCTGAAGGTAATAAGTTTGTATCTTGAATGTTTTTAGCTAAATCAACTTTTTCCTTCCATAATGCTACTTTTTCTTGTTCAAATATAATTGACGAGTTAGTCAATGCTAATTCAAAATTAGTTAAAGCAGCACCATCATATCCTTGAACGTATAAATGCACTAGTGCAATCTTATACAATTCAGATAATATAATACGTTGAATACGTTCAACTGTACGAGCAAAACGAATATCTTCAGCAGCTAATGTAGCTTTACCAGTTAAATCTTTTTCAAATCCGAAGAACGCTTTAGGTACTTTAAGTGCAGCTAACATCTCATCACGTAAGAATACTACGTCATCAATTGCATTGTACTCTAAACCTTTAATTGTGTCTATTTTTGTAGTAGTATCATTACCACGAGTAGGTAAATAATAATCCTCCATCATGTTCATTAGGTTATACTTTAAGTTGTATTCACCTGTTTGACTATCTACATAAGGAGTTTTTTTCATTTTCTGCATCAACTTCTGCATGTATGCATCAACTTCATTTGCAGGTAAATTACCTACGTTAATACTGAATACACGTTTTTCCGGGGCACGAGTGATACGATGCAACAACATTGCATCTTTCATTAACACATACTGCTTGAAAGTTTTACGAGCAGGCTCTATATACGAGCGCCCATAAGGTAAGTAGTTTGCGTCAGTTATTAGTCTAAAATGCGCAATTTCATAGTTTTCAAATTTAATTCGACCCTCTCTATCAGATAAACGTGAATTTATACCACCCGATGCGATTACTGATGGATCAATTTTGAAAGATACTGATGCAGGATTGTTTGGGTCTTGACCTTCTTCACGAACCATATCATAAACTGATAATGGAGCTACAGAATATATACCAAATTTTTCAGCAATTTCTAAGTGTAAATAGAAATCACCATACTTACACATATTGCGTGTCCAAACCCAAAGATTAAATTCGATATTTAAAATATCATAGAATAAGTTGTATAATATACGTTGTATATTTTCATCGGCACTCTTAATTTGAAGTACCTCACCCATTTCGTTTTTTAAAGTAGATTCATCCGCTACAATATCTAATGTAGAGGCAATGATTGATTCTGTATCCATTGCTTCATAATCAGTATATAACTGAATACGAAGTGTTTGGTAGTTCATAGTTGGGTTATACGGCATATTAGCTCCGTAGCGGTGCAACTTAGTAAATCTATCGATTAATGCGTTTGTTTTAACATTGCCGTATGCTTGAATGCGATCTACATCGGTTACTTTTAGTTGTTTACCTCCTACATTTCGTACAATTACATCTGTATTAAATAAGCGAGATAATCTACTAAATAAACCGGCGTTATTATTTTGTTCGGCCATTTTTGTGTTTTATTGTGACTATAAATATTTATTTATCCTAATATCCATGAAATATCCTCGACTTGTCCGTTACCTAAATCTATTTCATATGGGTTATGAAAATTCATAGGTCCTGGCGTCATTACTGCTGATGTTTTGGTTATATTTCCTATACTTTGACGTGTCATATCCATTCCTTGTTGGTAAAACTTCATTGCAGTATCTCTAGTAAATAATCCAATACCTAAAGACATTACTAAATCATCATTATACCCGTTTTGCGCTTGTGCTTTACCATGCATCCAAATGAATACACGTAATTCCTCTAACAAACGCTTAGAATGAAAGGTAAACTGTCTATCTCGAATATACGCCTCCATCTTTGAGATAACAAGTGGTCTTGTCTTAGCTGATGTAGTAAATCCAGGAACTGTTTGTTCTTTATCCATTTTATCTAACCACTTATCCATTTGCATTTCACCATAAGCACGAGGTGAATAATATAAATTTGGATAACCTTTTTCTATTACTGTATTAACAACATCCCACCCAATATTAGCGTTTTCAACTACAAGTAAAGCATTATTATACTCAGTAGCAACAGATACTAACATATTTCCAAAAGTACGTGTATCTACTTGCGATTTATATTCAGCCACCTGCTCACACGTTGTAGCATCGATAACGTGAAACGCTGAGTAGTCCGAGCCATCGCCGCGAGCAACGTCAGCACAAACCAAATACTGCTTACTATAATCAGCATACTGCCAAATCCAAAAATCACCACCCATAAAGCGGCGTTCCACAGGGTCTTGTATAAATGTTTGTTCATAAAATGATAATGTATCTGGTTCAATAACAGAATTTCCTGAGCCTAAAAAGTCACAGTCATACTCTTGGGCAAATTCACGAGGTGACATGTTTGCACGCTCTCTTTGTTCCCAAGCTTCATCTCTATCAGGATGTAAATCCCATTTTAATTTGATTGCTTTAAAGTCATTCTTACCAATTTCAGCTTCAGTATACATTTTATGAAACCAGTTACCTACACCATTTGGAGATGATAATGCAATCATTCCTCCACCCGTTGCAATGGTTGGTTTAATACTTGTATAAATTTTATCAATTCCTTCAATAAACGCAGCCTCATCTACAATCAATAACGAAACGGCGTACGATCTACCTGCATCTGATGCTGCTGATGTAGCAACAATCTGAGAGTTATTGGCTAGTTTTAACGAAAGTTTATTATCTGATAGTGGTTTTTGGTTACCTTTTAACCAAGAGGGTAAGTTATTATACATAAACTGTACCTTATCCACCATTCCTTTAGCGGTTTCTTGTTTTGTTGCAATACACAATACAGTTTTATCTTTATTGAATAACATTGTCCATAAAGAATAACCAGCTACAAGGGTAGAGATACCTAACTGACGAGATTTATTAATAATGCTAAAACGATTAGCTCTAAAATCATTTAAAACGTCTTCCTGAAACGGATACAGGTGAAATAATACTCTACCTTTGATAGGGTGGGTGATGTAACAATATTTTCTAAAGAAATGTATGGGGTCAGTAGCACATTTAATGTACTCTGCCTTAATTATATCTTTAATATTTGATTGAGTCATGTATATAAATATATAAAAGAAACCCCAACTTGCGTTGGGGTCGGTCCTACAATACTATTACAGGAGGGGCTTTTATTTTGCTAACATTAAATATCCTAAACCACCAATTACAATATAGCTTCCTATACGTTGAAATTTAGATTTAACTTTTAACTTGTTATATTGAAATTCTAACTTTTGATATTGTCCTTCCCATCCAGCAATTTCTTTATCTTTATTAACTAAAATAAATTTATATTTATCTTCTTTACTGATGTATTTGCTAATGACACTATCTTTAACAGTTACTTTTGCTTCTAATGTGTTGATAGAGCTATCTTTAAGTACAATAATTTGTTTAGCACCATCTAATTCTACTAAATCTTTAGCAGCGCTAACTAATACTGGTTGAGCTACTGGTAATGGGTTAGTTACTGTGTCTGTTGGATAACGTTTGTTAAATGAACTTACTAATTCATATTCTGAGTAAGAATCAACATTATTTTTTTCAATTTCGATTGTTTCAATAACCTTAATTACTTTTGTTTTTTGGTATGCTAGCTTATCAGTTAGAGTTTCACTAACATAATTTAATGAATCAATAGCAGCATCATCTTTTTTAATTTCAACAAACAATGAATCGTTTACTTTATGTAAACTATCTACTTGAGCTAAAAATGCTTTATGCTCAACGTTGTTACTACATTTTTCGAATAATACACTAAATATTGCTATAATTGCAACTACAACAATAATTTTTGGTAACCATTTTTTTAACATATATTTATTTTTTAATTCCTGCATAGTATTGTGCTCTACCTATTGCCCACTCGTCTATTGGTTCTTCTGTCTCTACATCTTCAATTTCAATAGGTTCATATTTTTTACCTGTAACTTTTTCCTGGCGTTGTTGTAAATATTTAGAAGAAGCAACTATATCACCAATACGCTTTTCTAATGATATTTTTAAATCACGTAAACGTTGTAATTCATCTGATGGTCTATCACTAATATCACCAGCAGCGCCTTTACCTTTTTTCAATTTTAAAATATTAGACTTTGTAGAAGCTAAACGATTTTCTAAATCAGAAACTTTCATAAACGCTTCATAATCAGTATCTGACATTTTAGCAGCAGATATATCTGATTTTTCAACATCACTCATTTCTGGTTCTTCATCTCCAGCAGCAGCTGCTTTAGCAAATGTAGCATCAATTTCAGCATCTGTCATATCACCTTGAATGAAATCAAATTCATCATCAGCAGCGGCAGCAGCTGGTTCACCAGCTGGGCGATTTAAACGTGGAGCTGCTTGAGCACCTGAAGCTATGATAGTACCATTTGCTACAAGTTCCATAAAATCAGCGTTGATTGGATTTTGTTTATCATATCCTAATTCACTGGCTACATCAATTT